GATACAGTTTAGCCCGTGTTCGGCCTTGTCTTGATCAAACCAGAATCTAGGGAACATTCGACGTATTGCCTGTATACCTTCGGCCTTGGTGCGTGGTCGCTGTACTGTCCTGAACGATATGCCCATCTCTCGGGCGACATCCTTGCGTGATCTACCCGATGTAAGCTCTCTGACCTCTATGTCATGTGGTGCTAGATGTTGGCCTAGCATGACTCCGTTGGTGGATGCGTATTGATTGAGCCATTGGATGTAATGCTCCATTCCCTTACCGTTGTTCTCGTAGTACCCAATCAGGCGGATCTCTTTGCCTATGGCCTGAAATAACCAGATACTCATTGCATCCGATATGCCTAAGTCCCATGCAGTATGGACGTTCAGTGATGGCTCTATCGGTAGCCTAGTCACTCGGCCTTGATCTTTGGCCGCTGCTATCTGGTCAGCAAAGTATGCACCTGCTATCTGTGCCTCGAATGATCCATAGAACTCTTGCTGGATCAATGCTTCTTCCATGCCCTCGAGTCGTTCTTGCTCGATGATGTCAGGATTGATGACCGGACTACCATCTGCCCGTTTGGTGTCCTTGACTGTGAGATTCTGGCAGAACCATTCGTTTGATGACCTAGCCATTTGATAGAGGCTATGCCCGTGATTCTTTCCTCGAGGCGTGTAGATGAAGACAGCCCATCCGCCGTTTTCCGCTAGTATCGGCCTGATATATCCCCATGCGTTCGGGTCGCATAAGCTCCATTCATCGAAGACCACGCCTACTGGGTTGCTTCCGACTAGATTGTTATAGTTGTCCGATCCGGTGAGCTGCCATGTTGAGCCGTTGACTAGCTCTATCACCATGTCTTGCGATGATGTCCGCTTGCGTATCTGCTTGGGGAATACTTGCTCTAATATTGGGCGGCCTTCTGAATCAATACCTGCCCATATGGCCTTTCTAGCCTGGGTCTGATGGGGGAATAAGTGCCAGTATGTCCCGACTCTTTTGAACATCTCTTTGGCTGTAAAGTTGAGCGTTGCGCTACCCTTTCCGGCCCTACGGTGCCATACACATACAGCCCTCTTCACGCCTGTATCCATTGCTCGAAAGAAGTCTACCTGATGCGGCCTAGGTTCCCACTCGAAAGGGATTGATATCTCAGTCATATGCCCCCTGACAGTACTGGATGGATATACAGTTACGAGTTCTTGAAGTCCGAGACGTTAATCACGAGATCACCGCCACCCTCGCCAGTGATTTCGGTTGCTTTCAGTTCAGGAAGATATTTTCCTAACATCTTATGCCGCACATCAACGACCTTAGAATACTTCGCTAAATCCTGCGTGAACGTGTCAGATTCGGGGTCTAACTTTTCAATCTTCTCAACAATATCAAATAGATACTGTACTGACCCCCGTTGTTGCATGTACTCCCGCAAGGTTTCTTGTCGCGCTAGCCTATTGCGCGTTTTAGTATGCAATCCTTTAGTGGTCATTTGTCTTTATCCTTACCCTTACGGAATATCCTATCGTAGCCTTCTGAATAGGCCGATTTTGAGGCAGAATTATACCTTCTAGCATGACTGCCCTTCCCGCCGTGATCGTACTCAGGAAAGTGTCTATTGACTGTTTCTTTATCTAAACGATGTCTATTATCTGGCACGTTTTACCCTATATTTACCGGTATATGCTATTTAGTTCTAAGGTATATAGCTAAATAGTATTTCACATTTTTTAGTGAATTTGCGAGGATTCATTCCGTACCGCAATTATACACAAACAAACAGAGGGTTTACAGCATGACAATCATCCAACTTTTAATGCAATACAACGCGCACATTGAAAAGTTCGGTTACGAACTTGAGACCGCTCGTACCAATGACCTAGAGCGTAATATCATTCGATTAATCATAGAACTCAAATTAGGCTCTTAATTCTCACTGATGAGTTGCGAGGGTGGTTCCCTCGTCGAAACGCCGCAAGGCGTATGAGAAAACCAATCAGCAATGGAGTAACACCAATGAGCAAAAAGCAAATTACAGAAATCATCAGCGAAGGCTATTACAGATTATATCCTATCAGCACTGTGGATTGGACTGACTACCTCCACATTATGTACACGGAAGAACTCAAGCAAGAAAGAAAGCATCGAGCTGCTGCCCCTTTCGATATACGCCCCAAATTTACCGCAAGCATTGTGGCTAAATACTGGGTCATTAGAGCCGTTAGAAACGCGATGCGTAGCGATACTTTCAGACCCCGCGATATCTTGCATTGCAAAAAATCTTATTTATACGCCCATGCTATCAAGGATGATGACCGTTTTGATCTTGACGAAATGCTAGACGGCTTTGATTGGGCGGCTTTCGATTCTATCGACTACCAAACCGCTGATTTGGAGGTGGCGTAATGAGTCCCGTAGACACAATGGCCCTTGCTTATTGCGAGTGTGCAAGATGGGCGGACGATGTTGTGATTGATTTAGATTTTAAAGATCACGCCCACAAAACATCTAGTGACTTTTTCGTAAAGTTCCCCGGCGTTTGCCTAGGCTTTACCACAGAACAACTAGAGCTTTACATTTTTTTATTCAATGTTTAGTATTTATTCCGTACTAACGAATTATACATCAAACAACAGAGGGTTTACAGCATGGCATACGCACCAATCAGAGAGATAAAAAACGTTATTGGCACATTCAAGCATAAAGGATACGACACCTCATTCGATTATGTGATAAACAGCCCTGAAGATAGTTGGCTGCCAGTCGTCAACTATCCTCACCGCGTGTGGGTCTGTAATAACCCCATAGCAGAGTCAGGCTGGCGATATGCGAACGTTAAGAAAACTGTCGTGGATATTGTCGTTGATGAGGACGCATACGGGCAGCCAATCATTGAAAAGTGGTCAATCAAGAATCACCTCACATTTGACAATTACGCAAGAAAGTTAGGGGAGTATTGGGACTTTTATGACAATCAAACAATACGAGATGAGGGCATAAGCCAATGAACACATACCAAAAAATAATCCTCGCCGCTGTCCTCACCTTTGCTTTTATCTGGCTGAGTAACGACGAATTCAACCATGAGCTGAAACAGGCCGAACAATACAACCAAGACGTTTGCGCCGGACTCATTCCCGATTATCAAAACATCGAACCGGATTGTGACTAGGTAGCTTCCCGCTCAATCAATATCTCACAATAGTGGATGGCTTTTCTCAGGTCATCCACTCCCCCTTTCTCTCTCCATCTCGACACATACTTGATCACCGCATGCTCACATACGCCCAAGTCGTTTTCTAAAGCATATTCCAACGGCTGAATCTTCATCGTCTTGTAATGGCTACCTGAAATTTGTCTGTCTAGTGCGCTCACATCAGCTCCTGAATATTCGCTTTCAATCGGCCTTGCTCCCCGTACAATTTGTGGAGGATTACGCAGGTCATACTTCGCGAACTGGCATAGCCAGAGCCACTGTGCCAAGCGTCTGCGGGTGCTAGGATGTTCCAAGACTCGAACAATGCGCCCCCGTATTCCTCTTGATTCTTGTGGTGTATGTGTCCTGTCCAAACAAAAGTATGATCTGACTCGCCCCATTCTTGCCTCAAGTTACTGACTATTGACCCATGCAAATTAGACATCTTGATCCTGTCACCGTGATGGGTCACGACTAGATTTTTGCCCCACTGCCACCAAATAAATTTACTCGCGTTATCAAATACCTTGACGCGGGGATCATCTTCAAAGTACAAGCGCATTACCTCGTTCAACCACAACGCCGCATCAGGATCATGATTTCCCCTGACGTTCACAAGCCATACCTGATTATGCTTCTCCAACATACGCAATACCGTACGCTTTATCACATTACTAGCAGCGCGAATGGTCTTAGAGTATCGACCGTCTGAGTCTAGTAGATTTTTAGAATTAGGCGTTGAGCTAGTCGAGTCGTTTATGTGCATGAAATCGCCAAGGTTCACAAGCACCCCGACCTCACCAGATGGTGCCGATCCAACTAGACGATCAATTGCATTTTCTAAAAGATTCTGGCTAATCTTGACATCGTAGTCATCACCCATTGTCTCAGTGTGGTGAGCGAGCATGCCAAGATGGTGATCACCAATAAGATAGCTAACCATGAGATCGTCATCAGTGCTTCTAGGCGGGTCAATGGGAGTGTGGATTCCGGTGACTTCATCTTTAAATCCATCTACAAATTGGGCTATTAACTCTTCCAGCTTGACCTTTTCTGGCTCTTGGATGTGCCATTGCAGCACAATCTCGTTGTCCATGTTATAGGCGGTGCTGACTCGTTTGGTGGTAAATCCTGGGGCAACTTCCCTGTTCAAATTTTGATCAGGTGCTATGCCTGATGCGGCTGCGCGTCGATGTACTTTTTGCACGATCTCGCTGATGCGCTTCGGGTCTCGCCCCAACTCCGCACCAATCTCAACATTGCTCATGCCGCTGATACGCATCTTGATAATTTCAGTTTGGTTTTCAGTGTTGCAAAAATCTAAATGTTGCTCAGTGCTGTCACTCATCCTCTTCCACCATGCCGCAAAAAATATTTGACGCGATATGCAAGCGACCAACCACGCTAGCTATAGATTCTGGGTCAGTTGAGAAGGTTCCAGGCATTACTAAATCAAAGTAATCCTGATGCTCGGTGATGATCACCGCACCTGATATATCCCCGCTCTCACATTGCTCGATCAAATCCCTCAACGCATCCCGCACTTGCTCTGCGTTCCGGTCGAGAATCGACACTTCACCCAATGCTTTTGACCAGTTCGTTTGCTTCCCAAGTGTTAGTAATGCAAGCCCACTTTCCGCCCTTCGCTATCCACTCATCGCTGAATTTCTTCTCACCACTCGTTAGCTTTCTCGCGCTTGGTGGCTTAGCTCCATCCTTGATCTCGACCATGACTGTCTGGCCCTTATAGCAGATGATGATGTCTACAAAGTCTGGCAGATTGTGCACGTCTTTCACGCCACATCCAAGACGCTTGAATTCATCGACAATCTCATCATGATTATCGTCTTTCTTTCTCGCGTACTTGCTCATCTGTGATAGTCCATAATCGCTGCTTCTACCTCTTCAGGCACAGGGTGATTATTATCGTCCAGTATTCTAGCATACTCCCCTTTTTCAAACAGTTTTCTACTGTCATACTCGAAAGATTCACCCGCATGCAAGGCCCGATGATGCTCTTCACACAACGGTAGCACCCACCAATGGCCTATCGCTATCTTGTTATGCTTGGCTGTTGCGCCCACTGGATGGTGGATTTGTGCAGGGGAAAAGCATTCGACACATCCCAAGCTAGCCACTTGATCATGCCACCTCTTCTGTTCAGCACTTGGAGCATTGCCTTTGCTCCTCACCGCAAGCCTTTCTTTAGATTGATAGCTGACTTTCCCTGTGGAATCTCGCGGATGAATCCATCTCGCGCAAAGAACTCTTCCATGTCTCGCTCCAGTTTAATACGCGCTGCCTCTTTCTCCGCAAACGTCAATAACTTGGGCGTGATGCTACGCTCATTACCTCTAGTTAACTTTGTCACTTCCTCACCTCCGTTAGTTGGAATCCTTGCTGGCTGAAATGCCGTTCGACCATCTCTAGGAACTCGCTATGTTGTGCCACATTCATCATAGACGTGACAGGAAACGAGTACGGTTCAGCCATGAACATCAGCTTGGTTTCATATGGAAACTCTTTGACCTTTGTATCATACATTTCTTTATACTTCACGCTGTCTCTACGCAGGATGGGCACTCCAAAGTGCAGCTTACAATACGCCTTGTATTCCCACGCTTTCATATCTCCCTGTTTCTCACAGTCACGATACCATTTGTTAGCCGTGTTATTCTGGATCAACGTTCTAGTCTTCTTCCTCTTGTCTATGGTTAACCTGACGGGGAACTCAATGTCCGTCTCGCTAAACATTTGTAGCATCTGCTCCAGACCATCCCGATTGTCGATGGTCATCTCTATTGTCTCTGCTTCTAGTCTCATGCTGACTCCAGTATCTTCACTCGTTGCTGACTTAATCTGTATCTCCGGTACTCTTCCCTGCTAGGTTGATGTCCGTTCGCTATCTGGTTGTTGTAAATCTCTATAAAGAACTTATCCTCTGTGGCTACCTCTTTCTGCTCCCTAGAAAAGTAACTTTTTCCGTCCGTTCTTTGTGGTGCATCTCGGAACAACGCGGCATCTGTTAACCCGATTGCTTGCACGACATCTGGCCCATTCGCCAGACATACATGGCAGTGAATTAAAACCTTTCCGTCTTCCTCCTTCAGTGATAGTGCTGTGGGATTGTTGCCGTCATGCACAGGACATACAGCCCTATATCTGTCACCATGTCTGCGTACCTTATCCAGCCTTTCTAAAATCTCGTTCAACATTCTTCGCCCTCTTGATCTGTAAGTGTTTAACGTAGCTTTGCACCTCTGGCATCCGTTCGCCTGGAACTGCCATGACTCTAGGCCACACTCCAAACTTAGACTTGTATGCCCATGCTGCCCATCCAGGTTTGTATCCTTTCTGGAGTGCGTAGTATTGGAACTCGTATAGCCAACGGCCCTTGTCTTCCCGCTTAATCTCAGTGAGAATCTGCTTGTCCGTCTTTAGCAACTCAGCCTTGGGCACCTCGTAACCACACACGCATCGAGGCATGATCATGGTCTGGAAACAGGCGGGGCAGTCCATTGTCTTGGGTTCTTTCTTCTCTTTGGTTTGATCGCGCTCCCTGTATTCTCTCTCGCCATCGTGCAGAGTATCAGGTACTACGTCTTCCGCGAATCCATGCTTGGCCACGTTACCCGCATGGTCGAGGATGATTGCGTGGGGCTTGTCTTTGTGTAGTCTTAACACCCGACCTATACGCTGGACGTAACTCGATAGAGACTTAGTGGGGAATGCGTCGATCAAGCACCGCACACTGGGCGCATCGTATCCAGTATTTAACAATCGACTGCATGACAGTATCTTAAACTTGCCCTCGTCATGTTCGCGGTACAGTATCTGTCTCTCAGCATCATCCATGTATCCGTCGATATGCTCGGCGGGAATCCCTGCATCGTTGAACATCTTAACCATTGTCTTACTGTGATTGATGCTAGGTGAGAATGCGATTGTCTGGCTGTTCTCCCCGTACCTCTTCCAGTTGTCGATGATGTCCCCGACTAACTTAATATCCTTTTCCATCCGCTCGCCTAGCTGGCCTGGATCATAGTCGGATGCTCCAGTGTTCAGTCGTTTCGACCTAATGCCTTTTAGATTAGGTTTTGATCCACCGTAGTATTTGGCAGGTGCTAAGTATCCCTTGTCGGTTAACTGGCTAGCAGTGATGGGTACAATCAGATCATCATAGTGATTGCCTAATCCCTTGCTGAATGGTGTAGCTGATAGACCGATAACAGGCACTCGACTGTACTTTTCCATGAGTGTGGTGGTGGTCTTATAGTGAACGTGCGCCTCATCGACGATGATGAGCCTAGACATCGGCCAGTTTCTGCGCCTTGCTAGTGTGTGAATGGATGCTATCTGAATGGGTGCATGCCAGTTAGCGCGAGGATGATCCCACCCCTGAATGACTCCCGCCTCTATCCCATGCTTGTCGAATTCTGCAACCGTTTGCTGAACCAGCTTGATACGATCACAGATGAAGATGCCCTCTTTCCCCTTCTTTGCAGCATTGGCTAGCATCTCTACCGCTACCCTAGTCTTGCCGAATGAACATGGTGCTGCCAACATGATCCTCTTATTGCCCTTCCTGACTGAGTCCCTACACATCTCAATCGCTCTCGCTTGATGCTCTCTTAGTTCCATATCACCTCCAATTTATTTTAGGCACAGCTCCACTTTTTCCCTGTTGCAACACATAACCTTGACTGGCGCTAGCAGCGTTAGGTCTTACATGTGTACATCCGAAGATGCGGTACTCATAGCTTTCGCTTTCTGTATGACGCAACTCATACAACCCCCGCTTGGGGTCTGCTGCATATAGGACGTGAATCGGGTCAAGTGGACAGACCTAAAACATGCTCACGAATTACCGCTATTTGGATTGGACGCACAGTTAAGCGCCACTTTCCATCGGCAGGAATTGAATAGACACACGTTAACGCATGTTATTGCACGTTGAAGGACGTTATGGGACAATGTGGCCGTGTCGGTTGAGCACGGTTTTTTCCTTACTTTGTCCGATCGGCCTTCAGGGACTGGTAATCCCGCCGACACATTTAATCTAACACCATCCGGTGATAAATAAAACCTTTTTTCTAAATTGATATCTGATAAACTTCAATTGTCTCTCTTGCTGATTGACACGGGGGTTCCCCTCGCCCCACGGCCCACTTAGGTGGGCCTTTCTTTATCCCTCGTAGACTAGCTTATCCTTTACTAGCCGTATTGCATGTACTTTATCGCCCTCGAAATCGACTAGGCAGTTGCAGTTGTGCCGCCAGTAGTGAACTTTAGGCGGTGACAATCTCAACTCTACTGCAAATCTATGCAGACTCTTTCCTGAATGCTCTAGGAACTCTGTTAACTCTAGTGTTCTCATAACTTCTCCGATTAATTGGAATTTCAAATTACCAATTCTTCACCATTTAATTGTTGCCAAATAAAAAGGGTTGAACCCTTCCAGTGTTTCCCTTCAACCCATTCAACCTATCTATTTCACCAGTAATGGGGTAAGTAATGACACTCTTTACCCCCCCCTAGTTGACTGCACCTTATCAAACATCTTTTATAAAAACAAGTTGACAGACCCATTTAATTAGATTATCTTACTAACTCAATCAGCAGATAAGGAAAGACATGAACAAGCAGCAGTTAGCAGAAGAGCTAAGTGATTTCACATTCGAGATAGCCAGGTTAGCGGACGAGTGTGACATCAGCAAAGGTGATCTCGCCATCCTAGAGTTGTGCCATCGTGAACTAGATCGTATCAGTGAGGATCTGATGGAAGAGGAGCGGGAGAACCACGCACTAGAGCAGCGCCATCAGGATGATCTTAGCGCATATCGATCAGCGGTGGCCTTGTGATTCTCGCCAAGGGTAAGGTGTACGAATCCACCGAGCAGTACACAGACTTCATCGGTGACTTCATCAAGGGTCAAGCAGACTGTAAGAACGGGAAGGGCCATGACAAGAATGGTTCTGAGGCATACATCAGGGGCTACTCCGCACAGGATAGTCTCGACCAGATCAACGCAATTCTGAGGGATATCAAATGAGCGTATGGAAAACTTTAAGCAGTATCAACGTCAACGATCACACTGAGAAGAAAGGTAATCTCACCTACCTGTCATGGGCATGGGCTTGGGCGGTAACCAAAGACCACTACCCTGACTCTAATTACTTTTTCAGGGAGAGTGAAATCCACAGTGACGGTACAATGACGGTACACTGTGATGTCACTATCGACGGTTTAAGCCATGAGATGTGGCTACCAGTGCTTGACCATCGCAACAAGCCTATCCCAAATCCCAATGCATTCCAGATCAACACATCAAAGATGCGCTGCTTGACCAAAGGTTTAGCCATGCATGGACTAGGTGCATACATATATGCGGGGGAAGATCTGCCCGCACCAGAGCCAGCCATTGTAATCACTCCACCAGAGATCAAAGTTATCGAGGATCTCATCGCTAAGACAGACACAGACAAGCAAGTATTCTGTGATTGGCTATCCGTCTCTGACACATCAGACATCATGTCTAACCAGTATGCCAAAGCTGTATCCGCACTAGAGAAGAAGTGGGAGCAGATGAATGAAGGCATCTAAGAAGAAGCCTGAGTGGTGCATAGGCTTTCCATTAGAAGCATTAACTTAATCTGGAGCAGATGAATGCAGATTGAACTAGAACAAGGGTCGCTCGAATGGCATGAGCATCGAGCCAAGTACCGCAATGCGTCAGAGGCTGGCGCAGTCATGGGGGTCAGTCCGTATCAGACTCCCCGTGAACTGTGGGAATCCAAGAACGGCATGGGCAAACCATTCAAAGGTAATGCAGCCACAGACTACGGTACTGCGCTGGAACCCAAAGCACTAGCCAAGTTCGAGGAGCTATGGGAAGTCAAGCTAGAGCCAACGGTATTTGTAGATGGAGAGTACAGTGCAAGCCTAGATGGTTCCAATGAATCTATCTTGGTCGAGATCAAATGCCCGTACCAGAAGCAGCAATCTAAACTGTGGCAGACAGCATCAGAGGGGCAGATTCCCGAGCATTACTACTGGCAGATGGTACACCAGCAGATGGTGAGCAAAGCAGAGAGGTGCTACTTCTTTGTGTACATCGACGATAACAATTACAGAACGATACCTATGCTCCCTAATCAGGGTGACATAGAGAAACTACGCGCAGCTTGGGATGACTTCTACGCCAACCCACCCGAGCCTAAGTTCCAGAATAGGGATGATCTAATCCCACTTGCCGAGGAGTACGCTGCACTCAAAGCAGCAGCAGATGAAGCCAATAAGAAACTAAAGGAGGTAGAGACACAGCTAAAGCAATCATGCGAGGTCAGTTCTGTAGCAGGTAACGTGCAGATACAGACCATCAGCAAGAAAGGCACCATCGACTACAAGTCTATTCCTAATATCAAAGAGGTAGATCTGGAGTCTTACAGAAAACCAACCACCACTTATCAGAAGGTAACAATTAAATGAGCGAAAAAGAATTTGTAGCAGGACTGTTTGCAAAGGCACCACATGAACGAGCGCCTGATTTTGTCAAGGCATCATTGAGCATTAAACGAGCGGACTTAGGTAACTGGTTGCGAAGTAAGAGCGATGAGTGGATCAACCTAGATCTGAAAGAGGCACGGGGCGGAAAATGGTATTTTGAAGTAAACACCTTTGTACCTAAAAAACCCCAAGCATCGAACGATGAATCCCATACACCTAAAAAGACTGAGCTTACTGGCTATGAAGTCTATGATGATGTTCCGTTTTGAGGATGTGCAGGAGAAGAGCATGTGATGCAGTACTCCCAAAGGGGGCGCATGCTAGTAAACGATACTGTTCTGATGAGTGTTACCAGTTAACCCGCAAAGCGGCCCAACGTGCTAGCTGCGATAACGCAACAATGAATCAGGACGATACATGGATGTACAATGAGGCAACCGAGCTGTTGTCTAGGGCTTGGGTCTAGTACGTCCAGACCACGGGAGTAGTGGTACGGGTATCCACATGTACGAAAGTCTTGTGTATGCCTATGCCACTGAACCCCATCGCCATAGCATTCTTGACTATGATGTAACGCTCGTACCCATCCGTAGTGCCTATGTCCGCAGCAATACCTTGGGCGTGTACTCCTGGCTTGGCCTTCCTAGCTTCGATTGAATGGCTAGGTGATCTGTAACCACTGGTAATCCTAAAGCTAAACCCGCACTCATGACGTAGTGTATCCAGTGAATGGATAAACTCATCTTGCATATCATTCTCGCCAGTTTGTTGGCAGTCGAATTCCTTGCGGGTGAAGTGCCTGAATGTCATTTCTTGTATGCAGTCTTCGCTGAGTCTTTGAATGCCTTGGCACTAGGTGCGCCCTTCGCTCCAGGCTTCCTCATCTTCTCACCAGATCCACCAGCTATGCGCTTACGCTTGGCTTGAATGTTTGCGTACAATCCTTTCTTTGGTTTCTTCACAATACTGTTCCTTACTAATCTTTGCCGTCTTGGTAAAATTGACTCTTGCCTTTTGACAGTCTTTCTTGTGCGTGTTTTCTAGCCTTATTAACTATAGATCTTTCTATTGATGATCCTGAAAGATTCCACCCAGCTCCAGGCTTCATGTTTCTCATGTACTCTATTTCTTCTTTAGATAAAGTTGGAACCATTGTAGGTATGTCAATACTTTTCCCTTTATGCATCATGTCTGTTGAAAACTCAGTCATTGTGCCGCCAGAGATCTTATTTTTAATCGGCCCAAGAAACCCGCGCTTAGACTTTATGCTGCCATCCCTTCTGTACATGGATTTATCTTGCTTTTTTACGCTAGAGTACAATCCTTTCTTTGGTTTCTTCATTACCACTTCACCTTGTTTGCCCAGTATGCCGCAGACATCTTGCCCTTGGCTATGTTTCTAGCATGACGCGCCTTGAATGATGCCCGTCTCTTTCTAGCAGATTCAGATTCACCCTTACTACTAGGTGATCCACTTACACCCTGCTGTCCGAACCGAATGGTCTTGACCTTCCCGCCAGACTTAGCCACTACGACATGGCTTTTGGTAGGATGCTTTGGTGTACGCTTGGGCTTGTTGTACCCTGATACACCAATACGACTTAATAAAGAATCACTCACTTTCTCATGTCCATTATCTTAGATACACCACGGATACCGAATGAGCTACTGATCGCAATGAACAGCAAATATTGATACCATTCTGGGAGTTGTGACAGCGCCTGGAACCCTGCGTCTACCCGATCAATAACAGTAACATCATTGGCAGCAATAGCATAGCCCACCATGAACAGGGGGATAGATAGTATGATCGTCCAGAATTCATCCTTCCAGGAATGGGCGCTAGCATCTGCCATCTTAGCTTCCCAGTTCGCATCGTTCTGGATCACGCTCATCTTGGCCTGATGCTTGGCTTGTTTCTCTTCTGCTCTATTGTTGAGAAACGTCTTGCCAATATCAGCAATAGGCCCGAGCAGTGCAGTGAATATACTCATAGCAATCTCACTTTCTGATCAACTCATTAATGGCTTTCCAGACTTCGATCATCTTCTGCTCAAGAACCTCTAGCCTATTCAGTATGCGGCCAATGGTCAGGACAAGGATAAACAGACCAGCAGCAATGGGCCAGCCTGAGACAATGACCTCCCAGACCTCCATTACTTATATCGCTTGACTGTCTTCTGAACCGTATCAGACTCCCATATCCTGAGAGCGAGCCAGACAATTGTAAATAGGCTAGCCACACTTGGAAGCCAACCAGCTAATGTTGCCACAGTACCACCTACCGCTATTTGATCCATTACTGTTTTAGCTTCCTCTTGCATACATCACCTATACTAATGACTGCCATTTGGAACCGAATCGGATGGTAATGTTATCTCCACCAGTAAACTCTCCGGTCTTACAGCCAGCTCGATAGTACAGCAGCTCTGGCTCATACCCTACGTTCTCGCTGATAGATGTAAATGTATCTACATCTGTCCAGGTAGAGTTGTCGATGCTACGTTGTACAGTGACGATAGTGCCTGAAGTTAAAGTACCACGGACAGAGAAGTTAAAGTCTCCATCGAACCGGAACGAATCGCTGAATGTGTTAGCCGCAGTGATGTTCTTCTCAATTAGCGTAGTCATTATTCAGCCTCCTGTGCAGCATAAGCAGCCTTCGCTTCGTCTGTGAATACTGTGTTCGCAATTGCTACAACATCAGCGTCTTCGCCTGACAGGTCTGCATCAGGTGTCAGTACATGACGGTGAAAGTTTCTTGATATTTCTACGTCATCACGCTTGATGATAGAAGCAGTGCGAACCTGCACCACTGGGTATCCAGCAGCTAGGTTTAATACCTCGATCTTGTCGTTCAATGTTACTTCTGAAAGTGCCATACGGCCTCCTGTTTATCGCCCAAATGGGCCTGTCCACCCGCTAGGGGTATTAATAAGCAACAAGTAAATTAGCTTCTAAATCCAGTGTTGCGGCTGGAAGTAGATCCGCTGATGCAGTTACTCTAACATTCAAACTATCACCAGCATCAAACATAATTGCTGGAGTATTTTCAGTATTGAAATTAAAAATAACTTCTCCATCTCCAGTCACCGCCGTGGATGTGCTTTGGATTCCAGCAGCAGAATTAAATACTTCGATTGTCAATGTGCCTTGAGTAATTGGGCCGTTAGACAATTTCCAAGAAAGGCCAACAACAATTCCATCCGTAATGGCATTGGAAAGTGTGCTTGCGGTTAGGAAGGTGCTAATTCCAACGGCAATGCTTGACGTAGTATAGTTCACTGTTGCAAGACCATTGAGGTTTCTCATCTTTGCGCCACTTTCAACAGTATTTCCAATGTAGTCTATAACCATTGCACGCAAAGGCTGGGCACCACCTTTTCTAATGACATTGTTTTTGAAATAAACTTCCGATGCTTCAGTGACATCAAACGCAGTGACAAAGTTTTCGACGATATTGTTCGACAGAAGAATGTCCTCACTGCCACCGTTGACTGTTACGCCAAATGCACCAGCCACTCCTGTTCCGGACATATGAGAATTTGAAATGATTATCCCTCGACAACCACTTTCAATGAAGACCGCAGAGTTTGCATAGTCTCTTGTATTGTTGTCTGTTATAGCGTCAACAGAAATATACTGACTGCTCCAAGAGTTAAATGAACGGCCTCTTTCCAAACCAGCATCAACAGCTTCAATGTATTCATTAATAATTCCATCAATGTCTATGCTTGTGCAGTATGCTGAAACAACAGTAGCACCTGTCACATCAATGCTTTTTACATTTTCAATGCGCGCTTCATAAGCATTTCCCAGATAAATGCCGTTGCAAATTCCCGGCGATGGAACAGTACTTTTAATTGTAATGTTTCTAATGAAGCCGCTCCAAGCGCCAGTTAATTTTCTAATACTTGGGCTTGTAGAATATGCCCAATCATATGGGATTGCTGAGGAGAGACTAATGACACCAGTTGAAGCATTAGAACTTGCAACCTTGGCAATGTAAGAAGCGTATCGTTGAGTAACATCGTATGGGTCAGTTCCCCACTGCATAAGGACAACATCTCCAGATGAGAAGTCGCCAGCATCAGATGCAGTTGAAGTCGTTACGGAAGTTTCATACTTGCTTGAGCCAACATTAATTGTACGTTGAGCACTAAGATCTTGCGGATATGGCCTGATAATCATTCCATCTGTAGCGATCGAGGTTTTGCTAATTGTAGCGCCATTACCTTCGATACTTACGTCACCTCTAATGTATAGCGCTTTAGAGCCAACATTGTATTCCTTGTTGGCATAAAGTGTCATAACACCACCACCAAGGCCGTAAAGATAATCAGAACAGGCCTGTAATGCAGTGCTGTCATCAGTAACACCGTCACCAACAGCTCCGAATTGAGCAGGGTCTACATATGGGCCATCAATCATTGACTGTGTTACTTTTGTTAAAGCCATTATTTAGTCCTTTTGATAGCGATTGATATAAGATTAATCATTAAACTTCATACATTATTTGGGCGGATAATGTTGAGCTTGTATTGTTTAAGGCGATATAAAGGCGCATCCCTGTCCCAGCAGGAATAATTCTTAAAAAATCAGAATCATTGCTCGAATAAACTACTGTATCCCCCATATCTGAGACACTAAAAGGAAGTCCCGATAAAGCCATATATGAACCTTCATTATATGCAGTTGTTATAGTGACCGACATCTTGATGGTAACAAGATTTCCTATTTTTACATAAGTGCAATCATCACTTGATTCAGTTACTGCTTGCCCGCCGCTGCCTGAAAAATTCGGAGACCATACACCCTCCTCGTAGTCCGAAAAAAGCTCGCTAGTGCCAGTGCCAGCGGTAGCAGAGAAGTCGATGCCTTTGCCGGATGTGCCTATGATTACGTTGCCGATATCAACGCCAACGTCACCATTACCTTTCACTGTAAATATATCTATGCCGCCAGTATTCTCAACAAGTATCGACTTGTCAATTTCGTTTGTTCCTGCTCTAATTCTAAGTCCATAACTTTGACTTACAGTCGTCGATCCATTGAGTCGTGCCGCAAATAAATTAGCGTCGCCAGTTGCTTGTAGCGCATCGCTTGAAGAAACAGTTTGATTAACTAAAACAGCGCCATCAAGCGTAGATGTTCCTGTAACTTCAAGATTTCCGTCAACTTTTAAATCCGAATTCACATCAATATCACCATCAAAAGTTAACTCCCCTTCAATAGTTACATCGTTGAATGTTGGATTGCGGCCAAAAACACCACCATTTTGTTTAATGGTCATTATTTACTCCTAAATTTTAATTTGCTATTTGTTAGCTTAAACCTGTGGTGTTATCTGTTTCAAGTTTTGTGGTGAAAGTTCCTGCCACTACCGACCTTATGCTATTACATCGGTTTCCGACAACCATTAAGGTGGAGTTAGTAAAAGTTCCACTATCTTTTAATAATTTTCCAATAGTGTAGCAGTCGATAACATCTAATCTTGCACTTGTAGAGGCCGCCGCAGCTATCGCTTGAACTAGAACCATAGTGCTTGCTTTATTTGCAGTGTCTTGAATAAAGGTCGCATTATCGTTTCTATCCCAATGGCTAATGCAATAATCTTCTACTGCCGATCCCCCTGTTGATGCTAACGCTTCTACTGAAAATTCTGCGCCAATAAAAGACTGCTTTACGCCAGAGCTAGTAATAGATGTTATTACTCCATATCCTGTTGGCTTTACATACTGTCCCGATACTAGACCGCTCCAAGAGATATTTTTAATGGTCTGGAAAAATATAAAAGTAGTATTAGCGACAGACCCGACCAAAGAAGTTGAAGCATCTGTTAAGGTAGCTCTGCAATCTTTATCAAAAGTTACAATATTGGCTATACCAGCGTCGTATATAATGCAATTATCAAACGTACACCCAATAAAATCAGAGTTGCATCTTATTTTTAAAGTAACATTTTTAAAATTACAGTTTACAAATCTTAATTGTGCTGTTGTATTTTCTGGTGTTATGCCAGCGTCACCGTTAGTAAGACGTAAATCATTTAAGTCTAAAAGAGATTTATTTGTTGTGGCTATTGTAGATGAAAAATTGAAATCACAATTCACAAAAACACCTAATCCACCAACGGTACATTCTGCTTGCCAATCTTGAGCGATCTCATCTTGATAGTATTCATAGCCTTCTACATAAAACTCATAATTTTTCGTAGTGTCTGCGGAAGTACACTGGTACACAAGCGCTTCTGGATTTTTAATTCTTTGTCCTGCACCCTCAAGATACATTCCATCTCTAATGTCACTCGAATTAATACTATGAGGAACGCCAGATTCGTCATCACAAAAAGGATGAGAGTTATCAATAGTAGAACAATTTATTACGCGAACTTTAGAAATAGGATTATCTACAGAGGTATAAGTGTTACCTGTGTTAGCGCTAAGAACTCCAGTAGCAGGAGCAGTAGAAATACAATTTTTCCCTGTAGTGGAAACATTTGTAATAACCACATCTGAAACTGGGCCGCCAGAAGGCCCAAACTCCCTAGTAATATCAACAACTCCAGCACTCGGGCATTGAACATGAAAATCATGGATGCGGATATGGTTGCCTGAAACATCCATCAAAGTCCCGTTATAATCATTAGCCACTTGGAGTTTTGAAATATCTACATTTTGACATGCAATAACTTTAAATAACGCAGAATGATTTGTTCCGGCACCTACTCCCTTTAAGCTATGAAATCCTACAATAGTCACGCCTACACAACTTCGATATCCTATAATTTCGCCAGTATCATTTGTTGGGGCTACCCCACAGTTATACATGTGGACGTTATCCGACTCATCAAAGTACCAGCAAAAAGATCTTAGAGTATCATTTACAAAACCTGCTTCACTTCTATATCCGCTGTCAGGTTTGTTGTTGCGATAATCTAAAGTATTTTGCAAAAAATAAACTGTTTCACACTGATAAAATCTAAAATGGTTACTATAGTTTACCGAGCTTTTAATAACTCCATTGCCTGCAAAATTAGTATTAGACTGGAATACAAAATTTTGAACAATAATATTATTACAAGATGTAAAAAGATATCCTGCGAATCTCCGCAAAGGGCCGGTGCCATTAGAGTCAAGATCTGATATTCCACCGTCATATATAATTGATCCAGACCCTTCTAGGGTTATATTTGAGGCTGATGTTAAAGTGATCTGGCTATCATTACGAAAAATTCCACCGCTAGGGAAAACAACAACAGCAGATGTAAAAGTAGCCGCATAATTAAGGGCCGCTTGGATAGCCGCCGTATCATCAGTAACGCCATCACCGACAGCACCAAAGTCTTTAACCGATACTGACTCTTGCAGCTTGAGCTGGACATTCCTACCGTAAGTAGATCCCGCTTGAGTGAAGGATACTTGTGACGCAGTAGTGGAGCCTACTGGTAATACCTGAACGACCATAACCTCGATCGTGCTGAGATTCGGTGGCGCAGCAGAGAATTGTACGACAGCACCAGATACGTTGTAGGTATCTTTCTGCTGGTATACCCCGTCAATGTAGACCTGAGTATTGTTCTCGCCTCCAGGCTCCATGCCCAGAGTGAAAGCTGTAGTAGAACCATTACCAATAAAGTTATAGTTGTTCATGCCAGCAGAGGTATACAAACCAGCAGCATCGCCAGCTTCAGGGTTGCCAGTAGTATCATTGAACTTGAGATATTTACCTAGACGAGTAGCCTTGTCAGGTATCGTCATGTCTATGCTAGTAGGATCAGTGTTAGGCGCTATCAGTACACGGCCATCCAGATCACCACCATTCTGCTGGAGTGCTAGCCATAGTCGATCAAAGTCATTGTTCACATCTGCCGCTAGGAAATCACCAGCATTGGTGTAAGCAGTGAGACGCTCTAACGCCATATCCCTATAGATTGTAAGGACATCACCAGTAGTTGCACCAGTGACCAGTGTGACATTACCACCAGTGTCTACGCCTACGCCACTAACTGCGTACTCGCCAGCACCTGCGCCTTGATTGATAAGCGTACCATTCTGTAGTACCTTAATGTCTCCGGCAGCAGCGATCTCGAACGTATATGGGAATACGGTCTGGCCGCTAGTAGCGGTATATTGGTCTCTCGGGGTACTGTCTAATACTGTCATATTAGCGTCCTGTTAATTTCTCTAATCTTCCTGCTGTGGCAGTACGCACATCAGCTTCAAGTGTGGGGTCTTCTTTTATTAACTGTGCTTTAGCAGAGTCTCGATATGCGGTAAATACAGCTTGTATCGCTAACGCCTTACCACCTTCTGGGCCATCAGTTGCTTGCTTGTATCCAGACTGTGCAAACAATTCTTTCAGCTTGGTCTTTAAAGGAACACTTCTCATCCCTTTATTGTCTTGACCAGAGTACAATAAAATATATTTGTCGTATTGTTGAGCATCTAATTCTACCTCATTTATGACCCTTCTTGGCATAGAAATCGATACTTCTTGAGCTACTAGCTCATCAGCGATAGGGTCTTCTTTAGCTGTACTGATGTAGATAGGGGACATAATGTCAGGCCCGATACCACCTTCCAGCACAACAGGCTCGCCAAAGATGTTTCTTCTTGGTGGCAAGTCTTCAGAGTAACCTGGAATCCTAGACTTTATTCTGTCCAGTATTCCATAAGTTGCGTTTAGTTCAGGGCTTATAGATCGTTCTACAGCAGCAACTCCAGATGGAATGACCGATGCAGCAGTTCTAGTTAGCCAAGAATTCAGCTTATAGTTGTTCGCTTCTGGATCTGTGCTAGATGAAAAGAAAGCATCCATGAAATCTACTAAACCGCTCATGTATGTTTTACTTGCCATGTTCTGAGCAACTGACAAACTAGCCGCAACAGCAATTTGTTGAGCATCTGCCTCCGTAGTCTGTCCCATAATCTCAGCCATATCTGCCGCTAGACCTAATAATGCTCCAGTAGGATCTAATCGATTATAAGCATAATAAGTATCACCCACCTTGATTGAATAAGGTTGCCACCCAGTAGCTCTTAGTATGTTCTTCTGATCTCGATCAACTGGCCCCGCTCCGGTAATGCTGCCGCTTAATGTAAGATCAGCAGATACCGCCATTACCATAGAACCCATTGTGATTTTAGCTAAAGCAAGGTCTCGCCTAGCTCCACCAGCGGCAATTTCTTCTCGAACAGATCCCATTATGGGAGCCAATGGAGTGCGCTCAAAAGTAAAGCTCATGATGTTTATTGGCGTTCTAACAAACGGCATGATTACTCTAGCCAAAGGAATATTGTTTCTGACGTTCTCTACAGATTGCCCTGCCTTTCCCAGCTTATTAGTAAAAGTCTGATATCGTGACGCATCTATAGCAGACAGCTTTATATTTTCGGGCGGGTTATCAATAATCTCTAGTACTCGTCTTGCAGCAGCCTCGTCTTTCAAACCTTCGTTAAAAGTTTGCCTGTAGGCTTGTGCATATAACTCCATTCTATATCCGACAGACTTAAAGAAAGCATCTTCAGCAGTCAGCAAGCGACCTGGAATCCGAACAAACTCACCTAGATAATCCGCAAACCTTCCTGCTGGCCCTGAAATGTTTAATGACTCTCCAGAAACAGATCGACGCTGCTCTACCTCAACCTTTTCCATTACATCAGTAGGCTCTCCGGTCTTGAGTGCTCTCCAAGACAAACGTAAACCATCCCTAGCGCCATCAATAAGGCCCTTCATTTGCGCTGTTGTTTCTCCAGGGGGTATGTTCCCGCCTATTGCTCTAGCAAGTCTTCGCTCTCCTACCGTTAAACCAGCAACCATAGTATTGGACAGAATGTTTACCGCATGAGTAGTCGGGCTAGATAACAAGCCATTGATCCATACCTCATACAACATGTCTGCTGTGGTGACCTTATTAGCATCTCGTACAAACTTGCCTACTTGTGCAGGATCGTCCAACTCAGCAAACATCTGGGCCATTTTTTGATTAACTTCTGATCCACCAGAACCATCTAAAGCCTCTTTGATCGCTCGTTGTTGTGCCCGAGAACTTTCAGCAATAATGTTAAATGATTGCAGTGCCCGACCAGCTTCAGCAGTCATTCCTGAAACTTGCAACTGAATGGCTCTGTGATGGGACATGGCTCGTCTAAACAATGCTAGTTCAGTGTCACCACCATCCGCAGCTTTTTTGGACAGCTCAATTAAATTTTCACCGGATGCCACTAGAATCTTTCTAGCTGCAAGAATTTGCTCTGCGTTAAAAGCCTCACCCTGCCGACGATTCATCAAATCATCAACCGACATACCAAGATCATCAGCTAACTTAGGCAATTCTTGATTAGTAATTATCTCCCTACGAGCCTTATTGATAGCTTTAGAGTCAGCTTGTGCCACCCTGTCCAGCAAATTTTGCACATCTTCGGTGGTATTTAATTTTGCCAGATTGATATTCTGTGCGCGTTCTGGCGTTGCTTTCTTTGCTCCAGTTTTAAATTCTGGAACTTTGATAGTAACGCTTGCGTCTTCAGCAGCCTTGTCAAAGGGAATAAATTCATCTTCAGGCACTTCATCTACTTGCCTAACAATTGCCACATCTGTAGATATTGTGTCATCTATAATGTCTTCTACAGGAACACCAGTGTCTTCTGATACTTTTCTGATTTCTTTGCCTGACTTAATAAACTTAACCGCAGACATCAATCCATCGGCCAAACCACCTAGCGCCAAACCTTCTATCGCATTTTTAAATCTACCTTCAGCCTCGGTATCATCTGGACTTGATGCCAAATATTCTGTTACTGGATTAGATAGCGCAGGAACTTCCTCGACTAAATCAGAAAGACGAGCCTCCATAGGATCAAACACTGTAGCGTCAGCAATAGCACCCGCAATGTATGGCGCAGCTTTGCCAGTACCCTTTACAGCTTTAAATGCTGGGCCAAATCCCGTTAAGAATTGTGATACACCTCTTACTAAACTGCCTGTAACAGTCCTTGGATCGCCTTCTATTGTTGGCGTTTCTACATCACTAACAGCCTTGGCAGCTTTTGCCGCAACCTTTGCACCAGTTACTCCTCCACCAAGGGCCATTGTAAATGCGCCAGCAACCACAGGATCAACATCAATCAGATCTGCAATCTCAGCAACTGCGTCTAATGCTCCTGCAACAGCTTGCCTTGGAGCTTCAACAATACCGCCAGCAATATCTTTAAATACTGCTACTGGCTTGTCTCCGATTTCAGATACACCAGCCTCAAACAACCGTTTTGTCTGCTCATATTTTCGAGATATTGGCCCTTGTTCCTGGACTTCCTCTGCCGCAAATTGTTGCCTTGCTAGTTGTGCAGGGGTTAGATCGGCATCTTGACGCGCATTCAGCACCTTGCCAGTAGCATCATCATTGGCAAAAAACGGAAACACGGTAGACGGTTCTGGATTCAGATTTATGTCTTTAGTGTTAATCTCTTTGATAGCTTCAGAGACTTGTGCATTTTCATTCTTAGCCATTTATTGTCCCTTTAACGCTTGATCTAAAGCTCTTTCAAAAGCATCTGCATTTCTTTTCAGACTCTCATAATTATCAATTCTGTAGATTTCTTCGTTATATTCAGAGTCCGTAATAATGTTCTCTTTTAGTTGTCTGTTTAGATCTGCTCGTTTTGCTTTAGGATCTTCAATAGGATTCAAAATTAATTCGTTAACATCAATCAATTCCCTAGCTACTACAGGGGGATCTTCCCCGTCCAGTACTCTTTCGTTATACACTAGCTGCAACTTAGCGAGCCTTTCTTGAGAGTTGAAATCTAAAGCGCCTAGTGGCCCTTTCTCGACAACACTGTTTTCCAAGAATGACCGGAACCTTTTAGCTCTACTTGTATTAATAGGGGACTCTGCATCAAGTTGGGCAAGTGCATTCTGATACAGTTGCTGGCTAGTAGCCCCCGTTATAGTTCTATTCGTATTGTTTTCGATAAAGGTCAAGGCTTCTTGCGGATTACTATTGATTAAAGTCTGCGCTTCTCGAATGACAGAATAATCATCAACACCCTGTCCCCTGCTGTTCACAATGGCTGTAAGCTGAGTTAATTGAGTAAAACCAATATTCTGATTTCTTGCGGCAAGAGCAATATCTCCAGCGTCTGCTGTTCCTTCAGCAATTCCTAGAAATAACTCAGAAGCATTTTTCTCTTGTCTGACAATGAGCGCGTCTTCTGATGCTTTTTCTTTGATGTTATCTAGCTGCATGAATTGATTTAAGTCTTGTCTAAATACATCTACTAGATTTCCCTGCTGTTCGACAGTAAATCCTTTAAGGGGCGTATCCTGTACCCTTTCAATGTATTCTACAGCAGCAATAGCACCACGCTCTTCGTATGTGTTTTTTAAAGCACCCCGACCAATGGCAGACTCTACTGTAACAGAGGATTCTTTTATAATATTATCTGCTGCTGCCTGAGATATTGCGCCAGACTCAACCCTAGCCTTTATCGATTCCGTAGAAGACTGCAAGCTGGCCATCGCTGCCTCAGAGTCACCCAGACTCGCAAGGCGAATACCGCTATCGATAGCAGAGTTAATATTGTTTACTAACCGCTCATCTGTCTCTTGTCTTTGCCTAGTAATCTGCTGGGATTGAACCTGTGATCTTGCGGATGCAACTACAGGGTCTATAGATAATTGCACTATGTCTCGGTAATCCTCAGATATACCACCGCGCAAGCCATTAAGATATTGGTTAGATAGCTGATCAAATTTCTCAGAATCCCCATTGCTTTCTTCTGCAATCCTGGCAATATTCTCTCTTGCATCTGTGTCTATAGACGCAACATAAGACTTCTCTAGCGCAGAATTATAGGCTTGATCGTATATCGATATACCGGACAAAAACCCTTTCTTTTCTTCTACTGGCTTACCTGCTTCTGCCGCTTCAATACCCGCAGCAAGACCCGCTTCCTGGCCCTGTTCTGCACGTTTCTTAGCTGCAACCTTGAATGCGATTTCATTCACTTGATCTGCGATACCAGCGAGCGCCTCAAACCTACGAGCAGCAGATTGATCTACTCCCGTTGGCCTGAACTCTCCGTAATATCCAATAGGTTTCTGGGCCATTATGTTTTACCGCCAGATTTAAATACGTCTTTAATCGAGGCACCTGCTTTCTGCAATGCGCCCGTCTCAGCTAGACCGACCCCAGTTTTTAATAATGTAGATGTAGCAGCCATATATCCAGCTTGCTTTGCCGCCTTACCCTGTCTGCGTAGTTGAGCCTGTTTTAACTTGTCTGACAAACTTATAGTAGCCTCACTCAACCCTGCTTTCTTTGCACTAGCTAATGCGATACTGGCTGGTGTGCCTTCTCCAGAAATACCAGACATAGCCTGACCGACTACATTAGCGGCCAATGCCCTGTTCAATTGTTCTCGACGTTGCAGTTCTCGGCCTTGAGCAGCAAGACGCTCTTCTTCAGCTTGACGGTTTAGCTCAATCTCTTGGGTCTTACCAGCAACATATTGACCTCTAGCAGATACCGCAGCAGACGTTACCGCGATTGCAGTGATTACCCAACTCATACGGCCTCCAATATTTCATTTGCTATCTTGTCCACATCTGTCTCCTCGGTAACGTGGAACGTAGTCCATACCGTGTCCGTAATTGCGTATATCACTCGCTTCATGCCTGGATGCGTCTGACCCATATATGGAGCCTTGATTTCTTCTCTGCCTTCATGTGTGACCGCTACACATTCACCTTCAGATACAGTGAATAGATGGTTCGTCTTGTGCAGCGCACCTACTAGACATACACCAGCAGGGATCAATAGCTCTCTAGCGTAAATACCATCAGCAAAATGATGCGTGACCTCTGTTTCAGCTTGAGGCATAGCCAGCATCACATCTTGTGCTTTGTAGATATTACTCTGTAACGCTACATTCACGATGATTCGACCTCGTATTCAATCATCTGTATATGTACCGGAGTAGGATCGGGTGCAGTTATTGACGGCATTGCGTCCCTAGTCCAGCCTATTGTATTTAATACATCTTCTATTATGCCAGTTTTTGAGTTGGGAGAGGTATCTAGTGGTGAAACAGATGAATAACCAAACTCTCTAATGGGTACTGGCTGACCATCTACATAGTAACCATACGACTGATAGACCCTGATGTTCATGCGAACAATACGCTTGATACGCATCTGGTTCTCACCGCTACCGATATTGGTATTAAGTGGCATGCCTGTGACTTCTACAGGGAAGTTTAGCCCGACCTCTACGTTGGTGTAGCCTACTTCCTCTGATGTGAGTATTATCTTACTACCCACCACTGTCCTCTCTGGTAGCACGATGCCATCCGCTACAATCTGAACAGTCTCACCCTGCAAATGACCCAAACCAGTGATCTGTGTATCCGTTGGCCCTGGATTGAAGATAATAGAATCATCCATCAGGTGATCGAATGACCACTTCTCTATGTGATACTCGACATTCCCCGCGATATTTCTCTTGTCGATCATGTATAGCTCATCATCTACCACGGTAGCGTTAGTGATAAAGCCAGAATTAGCGGATATCCACTGAGTAAACCCGTTGATGTCTTGGTCTCGTAGCGTGTTTAGGATAGTGACCGAACCATCTGAGTTGGGTATAAACAGCCAGTTAGCATCCTCGCTAGTCGTACCCGATAGCATTGCCATGTCAGTAGGCTGCTTGATCAGGTGAGACGAGAGTACAGATCTATCGTGCGTGACATAGGCATCTTCATTGAACGAGTAGACAAAATCATAGATCGTCTTGCCGTTTCTATCGACGAATATGGTAGATCCATCTACATCCACTACCTCGATATAGGATGCGCCATGATTAGTCTGTGGCGTAATCCCTACAGATGAAGGCGTAACAGGCGTACTGGTCACTGAGAACTCTGCACCAGACGTAAATACTTGCAGGTTCCGGCCTGGATAAACATCAATGATCTCGTTCAGCTTGCGCGAGGATATGGTGGCAAAGATACCTTCATCGTCATCACCATCGTCAATCTCATAGTCAAAGAACGATCCAGACTTGGAGAAGAATATAGATGCAGTCTTGGACTTAGTGCCGCCTAAAACTAATCGTCCCTCGAAGAAACATCCGGTCTTTGGGTATCCGCGATTAGCAGACCAGACAGGTTCCTTTCTAGGTGATCCGTTAGCCAGCTTTGTAATGGTAATAGGTTTCGCTGTGCCGCTAGTAGGGAATGCGCTATATAGCTCAAAGTCTTTAGCAGACTCTCCCGACACAGAGATGCTGTATGTTCTTGTGCCCGTCCTCGTAACCGTTACACCAGTTTCACCGTATACAGGCATGTCTTGCAGATTTCTCTGCATGTTGAATATGGTAGAGTTTTGCTCGTCAGCAGTCGCATCACCTGCATAGGTAATGTTTTTAGACAGTACGCCTTCAACATCTATCTGGTACTGATCACCAGATACGAATCCAGTATGGAATGCAATGCTCTGCACATCGGTAACAGGCGTAGGACTCAGATCATCATCAAAGTCATAGGTAGGCACATTAGTAAATGGCACCTCATCCAAGAACCAATCTGTATCTGTGCCTAGATTAATCAGTCTCTGTGATGGTACGTCCTCATGAAAGAACAGCATCACGCTTTCT